ACCTATATATCCTGGCCATGAATGATTAAAACTGCGTCCTGTCCCAGCTGTTAATCCAACATTATATCCAAGTATTTCACCTGTTGCTGAAAGTGATATAGTATTTAAGAAGGTATCTTTTCTATATAATCCTACTTGAGCGCCAGCTGTTGAAGTTCTATTTGGAAATGTAACTGAATCGAACCCAAATTGCTTGATTGTCGATGTATTTGGAACAGTTTTAGAATGTGCTAATGACAAAACACCACTTGCATTAACGCTATAGGTATTATATTTTGTATTTACAGTGTCTGTAAGAGGAAACCTTGCCATAACATGAGTGTTATCTAACACTACCCAAAGCACACCATCTCCTGATATACTATCTCCAGATGCTGTTATAACCTCTTGAAAAGTTATAGTGCTTCCTACAGCTCCAGTGCTAGTGTTAAAATCTGATACCCCAATCCATCTTTGATTTTTGCCAGCTCTTGATGCACTAGCTCCATTTGGATGGCTTCTTAATATTTTACTTCCTATAATCATACTAATATTTTGACCATCTCCATCAGATTGTGGTTGCTGCCCTTTCGTTCTATCAGAACCAGCTCTTGGATAATTTGAAAACTGGTCTACTCCATAAGTTTCATCTGTCGCACTAACTGTTGTGCCAGAAACTTTAATTATTTTACTGAAAAAACCAAAAGTATTTAGACCAGAGCCAGGAGTACTTCTGTCTGCTCTTTGAGCAAATACAAAAAAGTTACTAGTACCTAATCTACCAAAACCAATTTGAGGATATGCAGGCCAAGCAGATGTACTTGACCCATCCAAAGCAAGAACATTACCTTTTGTGAGGTTACCACTTGCATCAACAGTTACTACAGTTATTTTTGTGTATTGGTAAGATTGATTATTTGTACCTGAAGTCATTGCATTAGCAAAAACAAGAAATTTGTCATTAGCTATTGCCAATATATTATAAGAACTTGTCTTTAAAAAAGCACTGTCATAATTAGGTGTACCAAAAGGTATAGTAATTGAAGCAGTACCTGCGGTATATACTGGAGGATTAGCACTGGTAAAGGCATTACCCAGAAGTGTTATTATTCTTGAATTGTTACTCCCAGAAATAGCAATAGACCTTATCCAACGAGAGCGATCAAAACTAGGAACACTATAAGTTGCATTTGTAGTTGTTTCAGTACCAAGAGAATTTAATGTTGGCAGTAATCCTACTTTACTATCTGCTAAATTTAGGGAAACTCCTTTTCCAGCAGTAACTGAACCACCAGATGATAGTCCAAATTCTTTTTCTATTGTTGATAAAGCTCCTGTTGCTAAACCTGTTAATCCTGAACCATCTCCAGTAACTGCTGTTGCAGCTAAAGTTCCTGCTACTGTAGCACCAGAACTATTAACAGTTAATTTAGTTGTTCCAGCGTTTTGTATTTCTACAATACCAGAAGTATCAGAGGTTAGTTTTAAACCATTACTTGTATCTGCATTTATTTTTATTGCCATATTAAATCACCACCCAGTTAGCACCACTTGGAACAGTAACTGTTACACCACTTGCTACAGTAATTGGTCCAGTAGACATTCCATTATGATTGTTAGCAAAAGTATAACTTGTACTAATTGTTTTATTGTTTAAATAAATTCCATTATCAGCTAAAAATTGTGGTCCATGTATATTATTATTACTATCCTGAACTACAGCTTTTTCTGCTGGATAGGTACAAAATACATCAGTCGCTCCAGATAAAGAAATCTTACTACCACTATTACTAGATTCTAAAACAGTATCTCTTGATAAAGTTGTGCCTGATAAAGTATAAGTACCTAACCCTACTTCAAAATTTGCACCACTTACAAGTGTGTAATAAGTAGTGTTTGCATTACCAATTACAGTAAAAGCCTGAAAACCATCTGAAGCACCTGCAAGTGTAATTGTGCCAGTACCTGTAGTATTAGTTGTTTCTTTTACTCTATCTTTTACAACAAGTGCCATGATTAATCCTCTATGCTAATGTTACTGATAAATTACCAGCAGTAATCTTAAAAATATCTCCAGAATCAATTGTTTTAGGAGCGTCCAAAGCTGTATGGTAAAGCAGGTTACCACCAGCAGCTGCATCCCAAAGACCAATCCATCCTACTGTTCCCCAATTAGCTGTTGCTGTAGGAAAGGTTGCTGTTGCATCTGTTACTACTGCTCCTGAAACTCCAGAAGCTGTTGCAAAAGAAGAAGCAACTCTAGCGTAAGAAGTGCCTGAAGTAGAAACTTCTGCACCAGTACCTGCATCTGTAGGGTCTGCTGTGTGTAAAGAAATGTAAGGGTTATTAACTGCTGTAAATGCTACCCCATTAAGTGTTTCGTTTAGAAGTTTAACTTCTAAATAATTTGACATATTTGCCATTTTTATTTACCTCGTAGTTGTTGTTATTGACATTGGATGAGCAGGGAATTCCCCCTCATCATCTGATTTACTTAAAGAGATAACTCCTCTGTCATACATTGCTGACCAAGTTGCTAATCTCTCATCATTCATCAAGAAAGGCTCTGCTTCACCAAGTGCTGCGTAAAGCAGTAAATCAGGTGTATTTGCTAACCAGAGGTTTGATGAAACTGTTGAACTCATATTAGGTGGATTTACATAATAGAGCATTTGTATTGTGTCTGTTGCAGAACCCATTGGAGCAAATCTAAATTCACTACCTAATGCAGTATAAAAAGAAGGTAATCCTGATGTTAATGCTCTTGTATTTCTAAAGAAATTACTAGGTGATTGGAATGTAACAGTTTGTATAGGATTGCTAGAAGATATATGTATATCTTTCATAGCTAAAAAATCTGCTGGTATTTCTACTGTTCCATCAGTAGAGTCAATAGTAGTTGTTGCTATTTGTAACATTTGTCTTATACGCAAATCTCTGCTCAATCTATTTTCTGCTAACCTAATAAAATCAGGTATGGTTGCAGTTAAATCATTACGAGCTAAATAACTAGCTATTGTAGTTTGTAGTGTTGCGTAATCATTAAAAAATGCCATTTATACTTTTCCTGGTTTTGTTCTAAAAAATCTATTGTCAGGGTCATTAAGCCAATGTTTAAACTTTGGCATATCTAATACATGAAACCCTCTCATAATTCCTTGTTGGTTTAATTTATCAATAACAGTTAGTGGAATGGATGCAATTTTATTATCAAAAACATCTCCGCTTCCCCAAGTTGTTGATGCGTTATTAAATTCTTTTTTATTTTGTTCTACAATATCAGAAACATCTTGAGCAACTTCTACAACTGCTCCATTATCTGTTTTGTGTTTTTTAAATTCTCTCATTTTTTTATCCTTAATAATACTGCCCACCGAAGTGGGCAACATTAACAAATACTATATATTAAGTATTTTTGATATCAGCAACGATGCCATGTGCTTTTTGGTTAGATACTTGCAGAGTGTACTCTGAAAGCATTTGATGTTTTTCACTATCACCATCTTTAGCTAGCAAGTTAGACTGGAATGGTCTTAATGTTGCAATTGATAGCATAGTTGGGTCAAGCACAAACGCTTGGTCACCAGTACCTGCATAGTCAGGAGTTAAGAATCTATCAGGAACTACAGATAATGTTCCAAAGTCTGATAAATAAACATCTGCTGCACCCATAATAGTAGTTTGGCTACCATTTGTAGGAGCTTCATAACGCTGTGCTGCAATACCAGCAAAGCCAGATACTACTTGTTTCAAGAATGGTGAAACAACCAACATAGTTGGGTTACCACCATTTTCAAAGCATGATTTAACTGTTGATTTCAATGCTCCTTCTGTAAATGCTACAGTAGCTTGAGCTGCTGATGATGGAGTACGAGCCACTGTACCATTACCATTTGTAGGAGCTGCTGCTGTTGCACCAGTAGCTATTGAAGAATAGTTGGTTAATAACCATGTTTGTATAGAAGCAAGAAGTCTAGCTGCTGATGCAGTACCAGTAACCGCTATCTGATTTCCCATGATTGTTTTTTCCATGTCTCGTTTTAGCTCTTGTCCTGCTTTAGCTAATTGGTAAGCTGTTTCTGTCTTACGACCAGCTTTATCAACTGCATCAAGAGTGCCAGAGATATGTATTGTTTTACCTTGAATCTGTGTTCTGTTACCTACACGAACTGTAGGAGTATCAGAAGCACCGCCTGCTGCATCTCCTTCTTTTAAACCTGCTGCACTAGCTGCTGCTAGGTCATCAGTCTGCCATTCGTGGAATACTGCTGTTGCTTTTGTTTTACCAATAGATGAAACTACTGGTGTTTCTGTTGGAGCAATGTTATAGATTGTGTTGCTTAAATCTTCACGTTGTCCAATAGCTGTAAACGTTCTAAATTCTGCCATTGTTATTTTTCCTTACATTAAGTTTTCAAAAATAGCTGCTGCATCTCTGGCTGAACCAGATTGCTGCAACCTTTGCATTTGTTTTTTAGTTCTATCTGTTGAATTTTGTTTTACTTTTGCTCCACCCTTCACCATTTTTGGTGCTTTTGCAACTTTCTTTTTTACACCTGATTTAGATGCTTGAAGTTTGTCCCATTGTGCAGCTTTATGTAAAACTAGAACATGGCGTGAATCATAGACAGAAGATAATTCTTTATCTGTGAAACCAACCTTTTTTCCATAGCTACGAATATCATTTCTGATTTGTTCGCCTTTGGCTTTGTCTGAAAACTCTGGCAAGGATTGTGTCAGTTTTTGTGCTTCTTGTTCTACATAATTTTGCATATTTGCTTCTCTATCCGAATTTTGCTGTTGAGCAATTCGTTCTTGTTCAGCTTGCACTATTTGTAGTTGTTCTTTTTTTTCGGTCATTTCTGCGACCTTAACTGCATATCCTATTGGGTCGTTCTCTTTCATAGCTGTTAAATTTTCTTTAGTTTGATTACCGCCAACTAAAAATTGATTAACTGCCTGAAGTTTTTGAGCGTAGTCATCTCTAACTTGTCTAGCTTCAATAATAGCTTTAGCTTCTTGTTCAATAACTTTACGCTGTTCAGCTACTTCTTGAGTTTTTTTAGTATAATCAGAGCCAAGTTGATAGGATTTTTTAAGCTCATCAAGGGTAACTTCTTTTTCTTCACCTGCTGCTTTAACTGTGAAAGTTTGTTCTTCCTCAACTACTTCTTCATCTTCAATCTCGGATTCATCTTCAGTTTCTTCTTCAGCTTCTTCAACTTCTTCAACTTCTTCAACTTCTTCAGTTTCTTCAGCTTCAAATTCAACTTCTTCTTCTACTTCTGCTTCTTGTGTATCTTTTTCCTGGTCAGTTGGTTGTTCTTTCGAGTCCTCTGGTGCGGATAACATACCCTCAAATGCAGATGTTGCTTCTGATATTGTTAGGTCTGACCCACTTTCCATTGAATCGGAAGTCATGGTTTCTTCACTCATTGTATTTCCTTAATCGCCATCTAGGTGTGGCATTACCATACAGGCTATATGCCTATAATATTGTCCATGATTTATCCTTAATCTTGTCGCTATCGACTACAGATTGAAGTCTAGTCATCATGTTATTTGTTGCTTTAATCCTGTGATAAGCTCTTTCTCTTATAGCTACATCTTCTGGATTAGAGTTTTCTATTTCTGCGTAACACTCTTTAATCATATCTTGTATTTCATCAAGAAATGATTGAGTATTTAATACGCTATTAATTTCAGCTTTTTTATCCATTACATTCCTGCAATGTTATTGATCTTGTCTAAAGCATTTATAAGTTCTTTAGATTGAGATACATCATTCTTTGCACTATCATTTTGTGCCTTCTGCATTAGCTCCATTTCTTTCATAGCCATGTCTGCTTCAAACTGTGCTTGTTTCTGTTGTAGCTCAAGCATTTCTCTTTGCACTTTAAGCTGTAACTCTTGTTTGTCCATTTCTAATTGTGCCATCTTGGCCTGCATTTGCATTTCAGCTTTTTCTTTTTCTACTTGTGCGAGTATAGCTGCCGCTTTAGTATTAGAATCTTCTTCTGGTGGAGCTTCTGCTGCTTGTTTAGCCATAGCCATAGCTTGTTCTTCTGACACCTCCATAAGGAAAGCAGAGTCATCCTTAAAGCCTGCCATATTTACAAATTTAGCTAATGTATCTCTGTATTGTTTAAGATTTACTATAGGGTTACTTAAACCATAACCTTTAATTATTTCTTCTTGTTTTTGTAATATCATTTGCATAGTAGCTAATTGCTCTTGTTTTCCACCAGTACCTAGTCCAACATTAACTGTAAGATTATATTGAGTAGTCCATTCTCTAGGGTTCATTGGTACAAAGCTATTATGAACTTTAATAATTCTTTCTTTGTTTTGGTATTTACATATTAAAGCTAATATACCTTTAAATAAAGACGACACACCTGTGTCTGCAAAGATACGAGCTATAAGTTCTAACTTACCTTGTGATGCAGAAGTCATTGCTGATACTGCTGTAGCAGTTACATTAGAAAGTATATCTGGGTTAAGTCCTTGCTGTGCATCAGACACACCACTTCTTTTTGCTTGTACAGAGTCTAAATACTCTAGCATAGGAAATGATTGAGAAGCACTAGATTGAACTGTCATTGGTACTAAAGCATTAGGATTTTTAATTCTAATAACACCACCTGCTGTAGATGTTAAAAGGTCATCAAGATTAACTTGTCCTTCAACTGCGCCAACACGATAGTTATTAGTTAGGTATAAGTTGTCTAGCATTTGTCTTGTAACTGTAGATTTAATTAATTGTAAATCCATAGCTCTATCCGCTAATGATTGACCAAAGAATTTATGAGGGATAGGTATTGGGCAAACACTATGGAATGGAACATAGTCACATTCTTCGTGCATCAATACCTGGTTGTCTGCATAACAAACTCTGTGTAACTCGGCTACGCCATCCTCATCTAAATCTGTTTTTACATAACACTCATAATACTCAACTCTTTCCATGCTTTCGTCATCAGAGTTATTAGTACCAAATGGTTCTTCACCTGCACCAAACCTTGCAGTTCTTTCTGGAGTAAAATCTAATGTATCTCCAGTAGATAATGTTTCTACTACTTTTGGGTCATATCCCATAGCAATTAAATCACTACGAGTTACTAAACTTCTTTGTGCTACAAATTCAGCATCTTCAATAGTAGTAGCTCTTTTATCAATTAAAAATTCTTCTGGTGCTACATTTTCTATTTTAACTTTAGAAAAATCTTTAGTTTTTTTACATTTAACATTATAATAAATATTAACAATAGGAGGTACTTCCATCATCATTGGCATACCCATCTCATCCATCATAGGTTGTCCAGTCATTGGGTCAACAGGTGGTTGTCCAGTTTGTGGGTCTATCATTGGTTGAGGGTCTTGCTCTATAATTTCTTCTACTTCTTCTTGTTCTACTACTTCTATTTCTTCGTCTTGCATTAACATTGCAAGTTCGTCTTCGGTCAGATTCTCGTATTTTTCTGTAGTAACATCTTTTTTATCATTCCAATATGCTTTAACTACTCCAACTTTTTGAAGCAAACCATCTTTAAACCAATCGTGCATAATTTCAAAACCATTATTATCTTTATAGAAAATATGATTTACATAGGCTGTTACTTGTTCAGCCAAAGCTCCATCGCCAGCATTAACTGGTTCAAACTCTACAGCTTTAGAGTTAGTAGTAAATACTTTCATTACTTGTGGTAATGCACCATCTACAACTTCTGCTACTTCACCTGTAACAATTTGAGAGCGACCTTCTACTTCATTACCATAAGGTTCTCTTAAATAATACTCAAGAGCTGTTGCTCTTTCTAATTGAGTTTCAGTTGAAATAAATCCTAAAGAGTCATTAATATGAGAGTCAATAATATTGACCAACTCTCTACTATCATCTGAATCTACTTTCATATTTTTTTTGCTATATGCCATTTATACTATCCATTTGGTATTAATCTCTAAAGGTTTACTCCATGATTCCATAGGCGACTCATCTAATCCTACTGCTAAATAACGAAACGCATCACTTGCGTGAGATGCCCAGTCGTGAAATGGTCTATCATGAAATACATTTCTTTTTTCATCAAACACTCTACGATAATTGCGTAGTGCATCTAATCCCTGTTTTGTTTTGTCTGTATCAAACCAGCAACGAGGTAATATCTTACGAGCTGAAGCGATACCATCCATTATTGTTAGTTTGCTAGCAATGGTTATATTTAACCCTGCTTCCTCTAACATTTCTTTTCTTGATTTACCTGTACCTAATTCTCGTACAGCCACATCATGTGGAAGTATATGTGTTGCATACATATAGTCATGCTCTCGTAACCAATTAACATAGTAATCCAGACCTACTCCATGATTTTCTACAAAATCTATAAGTCTTATTTCTTTATTAACTAATTGTGCTACCCAGATACAAGTGCTATCTGATATTCCTAAATCCCATCCTGTGTATGTTCTTGCTAGTTCGTCTTTAGGTATATCTATAATTTGTTTTTGTTCATCTAATTTATTAATAATAGATGAATAATAAGCTCCTTCTACTGGAGCATTAAAGCTACATTCAAATTCTTGCTGGTACTTATCTTCACCCATTTCTGCTTGGGCAGCTAACAACTCACCTTTATCAAGTATGTTGGTTTCAGAAGATTTAAATTCTAACAACTCCCACCCATCTTTATTCTTACCTCTATCTCGTAAGTCTTTAAAGTGGTTCTGTCCTTTGGGTGTACCCATTGCTACGCAGTAGCCGATTCTGTCAGCTAAAGCAGGTCTAATAATTTCTGTAAATAAAGTAGGGTTAATGTTTCCTATTTCATCTAACACACATCCATCTAGGTATATTCCACGCAAACTGTCTGGATTATCTGCACCATATAAAGACACTCTACGACCCATGAAGTCTACACGCAATTCAGCTATATTAGCTTTACCACCTAAAGGTCTAGTGTATTCTAGTAGGTAATCCCAAGCTATTCTTTTAGACTGGTTATATGTTGGTGCTATATAAGCAAATCTAGGATTAGGTTTATCACAGTTTAAAGCACTATGTATTAGTTGATTGATAGCACATACAGTTTTACCCATACGCCTATGTGCAACTACTACTACAAACCTATTTTCTTTAACAAGTTCATGTATTTGTTTTTGTGGATTTCTGGCTTTATAGCCTGTTGATACTTGTTTTTTCATAATATGTAACTCTCTTACGAGGTCGTTACCTTTAGTTAATTTAAACTACCATTTTTTACAAGACCAATATCCTGCACTTAATTTACTTTTCTTTTCATCACATTTATGTCTAGCTCTAAAAGACTTTCTTCTAGCTGGTTGGTCTTTTTTAATCGTCATATTAGCATCACCAAAGCGTACTAATTTAACTGTAGTTCCTTCTTTAGCTAATACAGCAAACTTTTTAGTTTTAGTTCTAGCTCGTTTAGGTTTGTTATACCCAGAGAATTTTTCTCCTCTGT